CTGCATACCGTAAAAATAAACAAGAAGATTGATTTTAGTAAATTTAATTTATAATTTTTTTATAAATTAATTAAGTTTTACATTAGAATATTTTTATTTTTATGTGCAAATGCACTATTTTTATTTTAGTTTTGTTGGTCCCGATTTTCTTGTCCCTAACCTAATTGCTGTACGCAACTCCAGCCATACCGCTCATCACACGGAGCACGTTGTAATTGACGGCATACACACGCACCTTGGCGGTGTTGGTTCCGGACACGGTTCCGGAGGAAAGCACAAGCTGCATCACTGCATTATCAATGCGAGAGAAGTTGCACGACCCGCTGGGTTGGTGTTCCTCGGGGCGAAGAGCAAAGGAGTACACGTTGATACCGCAGTCAGGGGCACGGGTGTGGTGCTGGAAGGGCTGAACGGTGTCGAAGTAAGAACCCTCACGCTCGGAGAAGCGGTCCTGGCCGTTGAGCTGCAACTTGGCAGTGACAACGGGGTTCTCACCCCAGCAGTGCATATCGAGGGCAGTCTCAGCAAGCACGAAGGTGCCGGCATCAGTGAGGGAGGCACCTCCGGCGGCACCGGTGGCTCTGTCACCGTTAATGACACCACCCAACTCGAAGAGACCAGATGCATCAATGACGGAACCAGCACCAGAAGTGGTGGCATCAGATCCGAAGGCAATCACGGCGTTGGGAAGAGCATCAATGGCATCAGTGTAGTTGAAGGGCTGGGCACCAAGGGTCTTGAACAGAACGGAGGAGTTAATGAGGGACGCGCAGTAGTCAACGTTGGCATCGGGCTGAACAACCCAGATGAGCTCCTTGCAAGGGTGGTTGAAGTTCAACTTGATCTTGTTGGAGGAAGAACCGACAGACTCGTCACCAGTGAACTGGACCTGCTCAATGAGGTACTCGTGGGGGTTCTGTGCCATCTTGCGGCGCTCATCGGTATCGAGGAAGATGTAATCCACATACAGAGAGGCAGCAACAAGGGACTGTTGGTAAGCCTGGGACACAGACACAGTGGAACCTCCGGAGGAAAGACCATCCAAAGCGGAGACGGCCCACAAGCACTCACCAATGGGGCGGAAATCAATGTTGATCTTCACCTCGTGGTACTGAAGGGCAATCAGGGGAAGGGCAAGTCCGGGGTTGCGGCAAAACCAGAACTGCAGAGGCACGTAAAGGGTGGTCTCGGGCAGGGCGTTGCGGGGAGCGCACACCTGGTTGGGGGCAGAGGTGGAGGCGCAAGGACCAGACACACCGGCGAAGGCGGGGTCAGTGATGTAGGTAAGCTGGGTGGTGTTACCAATCATCTTGAAGTAACCAGACTGTTGCTCCTTGGAGAGGGTCAGCTGGTTCCAGATGTGCATCCAGTCACCATACTGGCGGTCAATGCGCTGACCACCAATCTCGACCTCAACCTGGGCAATCAACTGCTCACCGATGAAATCTAACCAACGGGCATACACAGAGCCACCGCCGATGGTGTTCTTCATAGACTGGTTAATCTCGGGGAGGGTCACCTGGAGGTAGGTGCGGTAGGCAAGATCACCATTGCGGCTGATCGTGCAGGTCACACGGCGTCCGAAATCAGCCTGACCGGAGAAGGTCTGCTCAATGGACTCCATTGCGAAGTTGGTGTGGCGTCTGTAGGACACCTTCCAGAAAGTAATCTCGGGGGTTCCGGTAAGGAACACGTCTTGTGCGCCGTAGGCGACTAATTGCATCAAACCACCAGCCATTGTATGGAATTATATACTGTGTAAAGAAAAAAATTTGGAGAATTAACATAAATAGCACAATTAATTAATTAATTCGGCTAAACTGTTTTACATAATTTTTGATTCTTATATAAGCATTGTGATACCCCCTACTAAATTGTATTACAATTATCACATTGTAAGTAATAATTGTAATTTGGTGAACTATTCCTAAATAAAGAAGGTTACAAATATATTACGTGAAGGAATATGTCAAGTAATGTATACGACCGCGTATTTGAAAAACGTTGCATAATGCAATGCATAATGCAATGCATAATGCAATGTGGTTACAATATGAAATTATCGGCATTGTAATTGGATAGCAAGAAAGTTTCTAAATAATTCTCTTGAAAGACTTCTTGTCGGTTCTCGTGTTTCTTTGTAAAAATATAGGTATCATTTGATTTTTTTACAGACCAACCTTGTTCTAGTGCATTTGCTAAAAAGATTAATTTCTGAAAAACCGATTTGTCCACCTTTATGTTATTGGGTGTGTCTGCAACCAAATGGTTTTGTTTATTCATATAGATATAGAATTGCACATACAACAAATCGCATACAAATACGAGTTTCAACTAAAATACTTGAATTGTCCTAAAATCAACATAAAAACACTAGAATAAATATTCTATTATCATACAATTTATTGAATGTCAAGTTCTCATAATGTCAAACAAAACGGGCATAAACCATCGCTAAATACAATTGACGAAAAGCACACTGACATGTTGAGGCAGATTAGCGCCGTTGATTCCGATATTATTCCCAAGTTAAATGCCGAAAAGGAGAAATTAAAGAGTTACATCCGTACATTGCATACGAACCAAATTTCGGAATACTTAGACGCCCGAGACAGAATAAATGAAATCCGCACTGAAATCCGTAACCATAAGAAAGAGAGCAAAGATTATATGTTAAACAACGCCAAATATATATTTGACTATTTTGAGCAAAAGCAACAGATATCAAATAAAATGGAAAAGTCCCAGAACATGAGTTCCGTAAACACCTTTTTTAAAATTAAATCCACGAATCCTACATCAGACAATGAAGCCAGCAATAAATACGCCAAGTTAAAGAGAAACTGCCAAAAGTATTGGCGAAATGTAACCAACGATCTTACGAATATACAAGACTATAACATTAAAACAGACGTATGTGACGTGTGCAATGTAGGAGAACTCATTCCGCAAGACGAAGAGGGCATTCTCATTTGCAATAATCGGAATTGCGGACGATTCGTCACCTACATTGTAGATAGTTCAAAGCCAAATAACAAAGAGCCCCCCAACGAGGTCTCTTATACTGCATATATACGTCTGAACCATTTCAAAGAAATCCTCTCGCAGTTTCAGGCAAAAGAAACGACGCAAATTCCGGAAGAAGTATTAGACGCAATCCGGGCACGCATAACGAAAGAGCGTATTACGGATATGTCATTGATTAACTACGATAAGATGCGCGATATTTTACGAAAGCTGGGATTAAATAAATACTTTGAACATATTCAGTATATAAATTCTCTTTTTGGAATTAAACCACCGGTTATGAATGAGGAATTGCACGAAACCTTGTGTGTTCTCTTCATAGAAATACAAAAGCCTTGGGCAGTGCATTGTCCCGCCAACAGAACCAATTTCTTCAATTACACATACACCCTACATCAACTATGCGTGTTACTAGATCAGACACAGTATTTGCCATATATACCTATGATGAAGGACCGCGAGAAACAGCTGGAACAAGATATGATTTGGAAAAAGGTCTGCCAAGACTTGGATTGGGAGTTTTTCCCGTCTGTATAGATTTTGATTATCTCCGCCAAAATCTATATAAACCGAACGTGGTATTTAGTAGTATAAGTGCATACAGATGAGCAGCTCAACATACTCCTATCCAACTGATTTAACTATTTCCTATACAAATGACATTGAGTATCGGAAAACGATCCGGCAAGTATTTCAAATGAAATCAGATAGTTACCCTGACATTGTTCATTCCGACATTGATGAAGTTAGTCGGGATGAACTAGAATACGACGACATAGCAGCAAGTGCAGCGATGGCGTATGTATTTGATAAAACGAGACGTGTCCCACCATTCATCGCAATATACGAACAAGCCGCATCATTTATGTTTTCAACCGACATAAATATTGGGATGGCGGTGTTATTTAGTTATGATTATCTTTTGCTCTTTCACAATTGTCTAAGAGATTTTTTTACATCGTTATCGCGCAACGACGGTCCATTTACGATAGAAAATGAGAATTATAAATTGCTTCACATTCATCTTTTTAAGAAAAGATAAAGATTTTTTTGTATATAGAATGTATATCTATATACAACATGTCGTCAACCCGCAATAAAAATATGCCGGGCGATTATGCCCTAGAACAACATTCCAACAAGGTTGGCTGTAAATATTCTACATATGATAGTTTCGGAAAACCCGCAGAAACACATTATGCGGGGGACGGACTTCTTCCGGGCAGAATTGCTCACACTCAACTTGCTTTTAATGCCTGCGATATTGAGTCGCAGCTATTTGGCATTGGATCAACTAATTTAGTTAATCCGAAGAGTGAAGTGAAACCAGACGTAAAGCCGATTCAGTCATTGAATATGATAGAGAAACTGCCTGTTTTTATCCCCGAACCATTAGTCATTGAAAAGAACCAGCGTCCCTATTTTATGAACTAGGACGGTTCTTTGCGGTATGACGATTATATATGGGCCGTTTTGCTTTAAACGATGTATTGTGGATGGGTGGTTTGGTCGAACGGGCATTTAGTTCTTGATGAGTCACGGTGAGTGTATGTGTTGTCTCTTCTTTGACAGTGGTGTCAATTGGTTGTGTGTTAGTGGGCTTAGAATCAGTGAATAACTGTTGCATTAGTTTGGCAAATTCGGAACCGGCGTTACTTGGTGGGAGATTATCGGGTAATTTATCACGCGGCTCTAATGTAACAGACATGTGTTCGGTTAAATGTGTGATTGTGCCATCTGGGTGAATGCGCAATGGCAAACTGACGTTTGCTATTACATATCGGTCTGTCATTTGGATTGTTAAATATAACGGATTGTTGTATTTAACTATTTTTGGGTGTATTATATTGAATTTGCGATGTCATTTGGTGAGCGAGTGAGTTAAATCATATTGTCAAACGAAACTGCTTATTTATTGTTTTCACCAATGCGTCTCTTTTTATCTAGAGGGTCTTCTTGTGACTGTGTTATTGGCATTTTTCTTGGCGGCACTGGTAAATTTTCTACTAATTCCTTAGTTGTTAGGCGTGATCGTGATGGTGCTTGTGGGTTTTCCACAGGAATGTCATTAATAACTACATCCGTTAATGTGTGTGATATATAATCGTGGGTAGAGGTATCCCAAAACAAATATGTAGTCTGTGGCAATGCTTCTCTTGTCAATTCATTTTTGTCTGGTT